GCATGGGCAGAGACCGAGAGGAAATTATACACGAGGGCATGAGAGTTCTGCCGCTGTGCCGGGAACACCACGCAGAAGCCCACCAGACAGGGCAGGAGAGCTTCAACAGCAAATGGCATATAGAAAGTGGCATAGTGCTGGACAAGACTCTCTGCCGCATATACAAGCTGAAAGCGAGGGATAGAGCATGACACAGAATGACAGAATACTCAGACATCTTAGAGACCTTGGCACGATAGACCCTATGACCGCTCTGAGAGAGTACGGCATTATGCGGCTTGCAAGCCGCATATCCGACTTAAAGAAGCTGGGCTATCCAATCAGCAAGCAGATGATAAAAGGACAAAACAGATATGGCGAGGCGGTAAGCTACGCCGAATACAGACTTATGGAGGAATAACAATGCTTAATCACATCACTATCATGGGCAGACTCACCAGAGACGTAGAGCTGCGATACACACAGAGCGGCACTGCCGTTGCATCCTTTACTCTGGCAGTAGACAGAGACTTCAACAAGGGCGAGGCAGACTTTATCGACTGCACCGCATGGCGGCAGACGGCAGAGTTCGTCAGCAAGTATTTTGCCAAGGGCAGAATGGCAGTAGTCTCCGGCAGACTTCAGATCAGAGAGTGGACTGACAAGGACGGACACAAGCGCAGAAACGCCGAAGTCGTTGCAGATAATGTCTACTTTGGCGACAGCAAGAAGGACGAGGGCAACGCTCCCAACTACAACAAGCCCAACGGCTCTGCCTTCACTGCAATGGACGATGATGGGGAGCTGCCCTTCTAATGGCTATGAGCAAGTACAGGAGCAGAAAGGTTACTCTGGACGGAATTACTTTTGATTCCGTCCGAGAGAGTCGGAGATACCAAGAATTGAAGTTGCTTGAGAGAGCCGGAAAGATAGTTGACCTTAAACGACAGGTGAAATACAGACTGCTTCCTTCTCAGAAGATAGGCAACAAGACAGTGGAGCGAGAGGTAAGCTACATTGCCGACTTCACCTACTGGCAAGGCAATGAGTTTGTGGTAGAGGACGTTAAGGGCGTTAAGACTAAGGACTACATACTCAAGAGGAAGATGATGCTTTACTTCCACGGAATACGAATAAGGGAGGTATGAGGCATGGCAGAGGTTAAGTGGATAAAGATTACCACTGACATCTTTGACGATGAAAAGATACTGCTGATAGAGAGCTTGCCCGATGCTTACGCAATCATAACAGTCTGGTTTAAGCTGCTATGTCTGGCAGGAAAGCAGAACAACAGCGGTGTGTTTATGATGGGCAAGATAGCCTACACCGACACAATGCTGGCAACGATATTCAGAATGAAGGAGACCACTGTGCAGCTTGCGCTAAAAACCTTTGAACAGTTCGGCATGGTGGAGATCATCAACGGTGTTATCACTATTCCGAATTGGAATAAGCATCAATCTCTGGATGCCTACGAGAAGAAAAAAGAGCGTGACAGACTGTATCAGGCAGAGCGAAGGGCGGCACAAAAAGCCTTGACAGAAAAATCGTCTGACAGTCAAACTACACCCTCGTCTGATGTCGCTGTTTCAGAAGAAGATAAAGAAGAAGATAAGAAGAAGAATAAGAATAAGACTAAAGAAATAAAGACTTATTCTGATGATTCTGAGCTTAACGAGGCAATATTAGCTTTCATGGAGTTTCGCAAGAGCATTAAAAAGCCTATGACTGACCATGCTGTGAAGCTGCTCATAACCAAGCTAAACGGCATGACACAGTACATTCCCGAACAGATAGAGATAATCAATCAATCTATCATGAACGGCTGGCAAGGCGTATTCCCTCTGAAGGAACAGACACAGCAGAGACAGGTCTATCACAAGCAGACAAAGGCTGACGAGCTGAACGACTTCTACGACATGGCTAGGGCATGGGCAGGAGGTAGCAATGGCTAAATTTCCATGCAGAGATTGTGACAAGCGAAAAGTAGGATGCCACGGCTTCTGCGAAGAATACAAGAAAGCCAAGGCAGTGCGTGAAGCAGAGCTGCGAGAAGAAAAGAACGAGGTTAGAATAAACGCCTTCTTCTCTGACGGCAGAATAGCCAGAGAAAGAGGCAACAGCCTTGTAAAAAGACCACTAGGGAGACCATGAGACATGACCAAAGAAGAATTTGCAACACTCACTATGGCGTTGAGGACTTATTACCCCAAAGAGAACATTCTGCCCAACACTCCGGCAATGGAGCTGTGGTATAGGGAATTGCAAGACATTCCCTATACGGTGGCAGAAACAGCACTGAGAAAATGGGTAAGCACTAACAAGTGGTCACCCTCTATCGCTGAGATCAGAGAGACGGTAGCGCAGATAAGCAACGGAGCTACACAGGATTGGGGCGAGGCATGGGAGAAGGTGCTGAAAGCCGTGAGCAGATATGGACTGTATGCACAGGGCGAAGCAATGAGAAGCCTTGACCCACTAACCAGAAAAGCCGTGGAGCGGCTTGGATTCAGGGATGTATGCCTATCTGAGAACATAGCAACAGAGAGAGCAAACTTCCGCATGATATATGAGACTCTGGCAAAGCGAGAGCAGACAGAGCAACAAATGGCATTGCCGCTGAGAGAGGCAATAAGCATGATACAGCTTAAAGGCATGAACGGCGAAGTGCTGAAGCTGGGTGAATGAAAGGAGAATAGCCATGACCAGAAAAGAAGTTCTTGAAAATGCGCTGAAGTGCGTTATGGGAGACAGAGAGCAGGACTACGGAAGCCCTGAAGATAATTTTCAGAGGATTGCCCATATGTGGACAGCCTATCTTGGAGCAGGAAAACTGCTTGTGAGTATAAGCCCCCATGACGTAGCCGCTATGCTGGCACTGCTGAAGATAGCCAGAATAGGCAGCGGACACGCAAAGGCAGACAACTGGATAGACCTTGCCGGATATGCGGCTTGCGGCGGTGAATTGGAGGGCGGCAATGAAAATAATACTTGATATTCCTGATGGTGCAATATGCGCTTTTCTCAACGGCGTACAGGTAACTAATCACGGTATGGAAATGTTTTCATACCAGCTTGGCGGCGATGACCTAGAGGACGGCAAGACAACGAAACTGCCGAGAGATAGGGAGGATTGACAATGGCTAGATTTATCGAAGTTCACCGGGAGGGCAATCCGATACTCGTTAACCTTGATTGGGTGGAGGAAGTCATGGAAGCAGAGAGAGGGGCAACGATCTACTTTGCTTTTAACCTTCCCCATGCTGAAGAGCAGGACTATGTAACCGTAGACGAGAGCTTTGACGAGATGCTGAGAAAGATAGTGGAGGTAAAGGCTGATGAATAGTATGATGACAAAACGAAACATGGTGGCACTTGGACTTGGCGAGAGATACAACATAGACACTTTCGCAAAAGAAAAGGCTGCAAGCATCGAGCCGAGCGTTGCACAGAAGAAGTACAGAGATGAACTTTATAAGTTTGTCGCTGAAAAGGGTATTGTCAGAGACAGCTTCAAATTGGGAAGAACGAAACAGATGATAGGCAGAGACATTCGCTCACTCCATACAATCATCACGAAACATGGGCTTTGGGACGAGTGGGAACGGAGGGCTGACAATGGCTAAGTTCAAAATCTTCGGAGTTAAGATTTACGATGATGGCAAATTGGTATTTGAGTGGGGAGATTGTAGAGACTCAGAAGTTGCAGAGGATAAAAAGCCCACAATCGACCTAAAGCCTTGCCCTTTCTGCGGTGGAGAAGTCGAAGTAGATACGCATTTTAGTAGCGTATATGAACGGATATACGGAGAAGCCAGATGCAAAAAATGCGGCGTGAAGGTGCGTGGAGACAAAACCTTTGATACCTACGATGCTACTTATAATGGCTACGACACAAAAGAGTGGATAGCAAACGCTCATGCCGAAGCTCTGGCAAGCACAGTTAAAAAATGGAACAGGGAGAATGACAATGGCTAAGAACGCATACGCCAAGCGGCTGAACGCCAAGAGAGCAGACCGCACGATATTCCTGACTCAGATGTGCAAGGATGCCGCTCTGATCGCCGCAAACGAAGCATTAGGCATGGGCGAGGGCAGATGCCTACAGTTCTCCAAAGCCTTTGACAGAGTTCTCAACGAAATAGTGCATATCTGCATGGAGGACACCGCCGACATTGAATACACCAAGGACGTTATAGACAGGCAGCTAAAAGCGATATGCGGCAAGCACTTTGCACCGTGGGAGGTAAGATACAGACATGATTAAGACTTGGGCAGACTTTCTGGATGCTAGTCTGGAAGAGCAGAAAGCATATTTTGAAGCCAGACGGAAAGCAGGACTCTCTGACAGGGATATAGGGCGTGAACTGAACGCCTGTAGAAGCAGCGTGGACTTATGGAAAACCCAACACGGTATGCAGAGGGGCAAGAAAAAGCGCACGAGCGAATGCTTCAAGAGGTCGGACACATTATGCTGGGACTGCGAAAACTGTACCGGGGGCTGCGCTTGGAGCAGAAACTTTGAGCCTGTGGAGGGCTGGACTGTAAGAGAGACGGCAGAGCCGACATGGATAGGCAAGGTGCAGAAGATGATACCTTGCATCACTGTGGTAGACTGCCCGGAGTTTGTAAGAGGCTAGGAAGGAGTAAACATGAATTACAACGAGTTTGCAAAGGAAATACACATCAACGCCGTGGAGCATGGCTGGTGGGAGACAGACCGCAGCTTGGGCGAGGTAATTGCCCTGTGCCACAGCGAGATCAGCGAGGCACTTGAGGAATACAGAGCCAAACGCCCTAACGCCTATGTAGTCCATGCCAACAGAAATGCAGAAGGACACATAGACTTCTACGACATGATTAAGCATGAGACAGACTTCGACAAATGGACAGTAAATGACAAGCCGGAGGGCATTGCCGTTGAGCTGGCAGACTGCATCATCCGCTGCTTTGACTACTTCGGCAAGATGAACTGGAACGCAGAAGAGATGCTGGACGAGATAAAGGGCGGTGAGCGGTGGCTGGACGGTATGCCTGTATACAGGGTAGACAGCTTTGGTGACTTCATTGCCAGACTGCACCTTGACCTGAGCCTTGCCTATAAGTGCTGGTGCAATGCTGCCGGAGATGAGGCGGCTGGCATGAGAATGGCGGTCTGCTGCAACGAGATTCTGGATTGGGCAGAGCAGGAAGGCGTGGACATGGACAAGATACTGCTCATTAAGCATGAGTATAACAAGACCAGACCATACAAACATGGGGGCAAGGTGATATGACTTGAGGACTAAGAGCAAAGCACAGCTTTACCTAGAGCGAGTGGAGATGCTGGACTGCATTATCTCAAACAAGCTCATTGAGCAGCGGCAATGGCGTGAGGTAGCCTTGGGCATCACCGCTAACATGGAGGGCGAGAGAGTGCAGTCCTCCGGCAGCAAGCAGAGAATGGCTGATGCGCTAAACAAGTGCATGGACATGGAGAGCGAGATTGACGAGGCGGTGGACAGACTCATAGACTGCAAGAGGGACGTTATAAAGACCTTGGAGCAGCTTGACAGCCCTATGGAATACCGCATACTCCATGAGCGATACATACAGTACAAGAGCTTGCAGGAGATAGCAGACCATTACGGCAAGGAGTATGGCTGGGCAACGACTACTCATGGCAGAGCTTTGGCAAGCGTACAGGCGATATTGGACAGGAGGTAAGCAGATGAATGACCTTATCAGCAGGAGTGCGCTGATTAAATATCTTGACGAAACGCATTGCAACGATGGTAGCGACTGGAT